GTGAAAGACTCGTTTGCCAATAACCACGACAGGGAGCCATCAGACATGACTGTAAGCATCTTGTTTTCATCACTAGCTGTGTAAATTGGAACCTCATCAACATCATGGAACTTAACATCTCTATCAATCCCAGCCAATGAAGGAGTGGATCCTTGATAGCGAGAAGTTGAGAAAAATGAAACCCCCATTGTCTCTTGAGAGCCAGTTAAGGACTTCAAGAAGTAATTTTGATAAGTGTTGTTGAATGTGAATTGCTTGTCTAAGCCATTCCACGTATAAATGGTCGTCCAAGCCGAGCCATCCCATCCATGAATAGAAATGTCTTTGCCTCTGAAAACAACTGATACTTCACCATCGTGAGTAGCAGGCGCAGAGAAAGAATTTCCAAGTTCAGGATCTGATGTAAAAGCACTCAGGTTCATAAATTTTTGCTTTTTCATAAGATTATCCTCCGTTATCTTGCGATCCAAACAAGGTTTCCACCAGCATCAACTGATAGTACCTTTCCGGCATCACTAGAAGTGAATGCAGGCATATCTCCAATTTCAGAAACAGTAGTGGGTGTGGGCGCAGGAGCCTTTATTAAAGAATCTTCCATGAAAACTCCACGTACAAGTTCTTCATATCCCGAATTAGATTTGAAAAAAACCTCTGAATAGGTTGTGAAAGGAACAAATACAACTTTATCGTCAGATGTTGTAGTTCCAACTAGTTCCCATGAACCAGCATTTTTACCATAAACTTCGATCTCAGCAAAGCCGATGCAGATCATAGTGTTGTGGTTTGCTTCTGGAGAAACCCCTTCGGATCCTCCGTCTGGTGCTGAAACACCAGCAGTGTATTTTGTTATAGACATTCTAAATCCTCCATAGAAATGTGTCTTAATAAAAAAAGGGCCTCAAAGTTTCCTCTGAGGCCCAAGGTTAATACCTCTAAGGCATTATGAACAGGCTAATCAGAAGATTAGAACAAGTACATAACTCCACCTTTCTTAACGAACATAACAGATGCACCGCCATGAAGAGTGATAGAATTGTCCAACTCGCCGTCGATAGACTCACCAGTTCCAGCGTTGAAAGTTACAGAAGAAGAACCTTCAGCAACCTTAACCATGAAGAAGTATTCTTCAGTCATAGTTGGAACTGTGAAAGACTTAGCAGAAGAAGCATTAACGATGTAATGAGTAGCAGCACCCATTGCAACAGATGATTCAGTCAAGTAAGCAACCTTAACGAAACCGTCAAAGTGATTGTCGAACTTACCTTCGATGCGTAATTCCTCGCCTTGTGCGCGAGCAACTTCAGCAGCCAAGTTAGCAGTCAAAGTAGCTTCAGCAGCATCAGACTCAGTTTCAACACGAACGATTTCAGCCAAGAAATCAGATTCCATAGAAGCAAAATCAGCAGCTACAGCACCAGACAAAGTATTAATGTTACCTTGAAGAGTGTTATCTCCAGCAATTCTCGCAGCTTCTTCAGAAGTGATAGAAGCAGCCAAAATAGCTTCAGCAGCCAATGCACGAGCATCTGCATCATCGATATTGTCTTGAAGGACTACATCTGCAGCATCACGGTCAAGAAGTTCTTGAGCTAAACCAGCAGTCAAAACTGCATCAGCAGCTTGGAACGCAGAAGTTACAACAGCGTCAGCAGCAATGTAAGCAGTTTCCATTGCAGCAAAATCAGCTTCTACAGCGCCAGACAAAGCATTCATTTCTGAAGTATGAGTAGCAGCCAAAGTAGTGATAGCGCCGTTCAAGTTTACATCTTCAGCTTGGAATGCAGCAACGATTTCAGTCAATGAATCCAAAGCAGCTGGATCAGTATTAGACATGATGTCGTTGATCTGTGCTTGAAGGCCAGCATCGCCAGCGATACGTGCATTTTCTTCAAAAGTTACTGAGGCCATTCGGTCTTGAATTTCTTGAGCCAATGCAGCATCGTTAGATACTTCATAAGATGCAAGATCAGCAGCAACAACTGCGATAGCAGCGTCAGCATCAGCTTCGTTTCCGTCAACGTCAGATTGCAATGCAGCGATTTCACCAGCGAAGAATGTTTCCATTCCTGTGCGAGCAGTCAGAGCAGATGAAGACAATGCATCGATGTTACCTTGAAGAACACCTTCAGCTGCAGTAGCACGAGAAACCTCAGATGCCAAGTTTGCAGTCAAAGTAGCTTCAGCAGCATCAGATTCGCTTTCAACACGTCCGATCTCACCAGCAAAGAATGTTTCCATTCCTGTTCTTGCTGCAAGAGCAGATGAAGATAATGAATCGATGTTACCTTGAAGAACAAGATCATCAGCAATACGTTGAGCTTCTTCAGCATCAATGTTGCTTTGAAGAGCTGTGTCTGCATTTGAACGAGCCAAAGCTTCAGCAGCTTCACGAACGTCAGTATAAGCCTTAGCGTCTACTAAAGTTTGAGCATCACCAGCAGCACGGTCAATAAGTTCTTGAGCCAAATTAGCAGCGATTGCTTGATCTTCAGCCAAACGAGTTGCAGCTTCAGCATCAATGTTTCCTTGAAGAACGCCATCAGCAGCGATGCGTGCATTTTGTTCGATCAAATCAGCAGCAGCGAACTCAGAACGGATAGCAGCACGATCGTTAGTTGCAGAAGTATCTGCAGCAGCACGAGCAGCAGCTTCGTTACCGATGTTTGCTTGAAGAACAGCTTCTGCAGCAAGAGCACGAGACTCTTCAGCATCAACGTCAGCCGTACGGTCAGCGATCTCAGTAGCAAGATCTCCTTGCAATGTAGTGATAGAAGCAATGATGCTAGTATCAGCCATTTCGTAAGCACCAACAATTTCGACCAATTGATCCATGTCTACAGCAGAACCAGACAAGATAGCATCTAAACGACCACGCTCAGCTGCTATCTCGCCAGAAAGACCAGCATCAGCAGCGATGCGAGCAGACTCTTCAGCGCCCAAAGCAGCTACAAAGTCAGACTCCATAGTTGCGAAGTCAGCTTCAACAGCACCAGACAAAGCATCGATGTTGCCTTGAAGAGTATTGTCGTTAGCAAGACGTGTCGCAGCTTCAGAAGCTAAAGCAGCGTCATTAGAAGTAACATAAGCATCATGCTTACCTTCGATGCGAAGTTCTTCGGCTGTTGCACGAGCAACCTCAGCATCAATATTTCCTTGAAGAACACCTTCGGCGGCAGTGGCGCGAAGAACTTCAGCGTCAACTTTACCATCAACAGTGTTAATTTGACCTTGGAGAGCAGCTTCAAGATCTTTTAAGTGTTTTTCTTGAACAAGTTTGTCTCCACCAGCAAGTGCTGGGTTAGCAACGCCAACTTTAACAGCATCAGAAATTTCTGAAATGTTTTTAACGGCGCCAGTTGGGAGGGTGAGATCACCTTCCGTCATTCCGGACATATCAAACCCAGTAACCTGAGAGTCTAGGATATGAAGTCCTGTATAAAATTTACCCATTATTATTTCCTCCAATAATGATTATAAAACTCAATAGCACGAGGCCTTGAGTTACACATAACTACCCTAGCCAAAAGTAAAAAGAAATTTTATTTCACCTAGTTCATAGATGCCGTTCTTAAACATCAAAAAAAAATAAAAAATCTCTATGATCTCGCAAACATGGGAAGATTAGAGATTTTACATAATGAAGAATTTTGATTGACCGTCGCAATAAATGTTAATAGATGAACCAGGAGAGGCAAAGGTTAGGGTTGTTTGATTTTCAACTAGTTGGTTTGGGGCTGCAACAATGGTAATCGTAAACTGATCGGCATTCTCCAGTTCATCTTTAATTACGAAAATCTGTCCGTCGAATAGAGTTGATGCATCAGGCAGTGTTATTGTTAAATTTTGAGCTGTTTGTATACCTACAAAATAGTCGTTTGATGTCACGGTATAATCTGCATTGACTACTGTCCTGTTCCTAACTTCGATTCCTGACTGTACGGCTGGAGATAGTATTACATTCCCGTTAGAGTCTATAGATAAAAAGTTGCTGGACGAGCCTTGTTGCACGTTGGTTAAGTTAAGTTGAGGAATGATTACTTTTCCTGATCTCGGCAATATCTCAAGGTCGCCTGTGCTATTGGCTTTCAAGTCTACATATTCATAATCACTGATTCCGAATACGGCCTCAGTATTTGTGAGTCTTAATTGAGAATCGGTGTTGTCTTTGATCTCGACCATTTTGGATGGGGATGACTTGTTGATCGCAAGAGGTCCTCCGATGTTTGCTGCATTTGCAACATTAAGCGAAGTTAGCGTTCCCAAACTTGTTACATTCGGCTGAGCCGCAGTGCTAAGCGTACCTCCAAGATTTGTGGAATTTACTGTTGTTGCGTCAAGAGTTGGTAGGGTTATGTTATCATTTGTTATCGATACATTGCCATTTGTGATAGCGCTAGATGTAAGGTTTGTGAAGTACCCTGCATGCGAGGAGACAGAGACCGATGAAGAAATCTGTCCGACATTGTCTAGAACGATATCTTCATTGGAGCCCACAATAAGCTCTCCAAGAACGTTTGTGTTGTTACCTATGTCTAAGGTCGAATTGTTTGTGGAAATGCTTGTGGAGCCATTTGTGACGCTCACAGATAGGTTTTGAGATCCATTTCCAAGCTGCAATTGATTTGATGTAGATGTTACACCAAATTTAGATGTTGCATAGCCACCAACCCCAACTGTTGATGCAGAGACAAAAAGAACATTGTTTATCTCAAGATCGTTTGGTGCGGAGATCGTCTGGGCATTCATCACAATAGTATCCGACGACTCGTCTCCGAAAGTCAGGGTGTCCGCAGATACATTAAAGTCTGTGGTTCTGGCTGTGAAGGATCCTTGAACTACAAGATCTCCGGATACATTTGCATTCCCAATGATATTCGTTTGGTTGCTCGAAGGAGTTATTGTGAAGTCTCCGTTTGTATTTGTGTGGAGGTCTGTATATTCAAGATCTTGAATTCCAAAGATTTCTCTTTGGCTTGTCAAACGCAATTGCGTTGATGTAGAGAGAATCTCTGATGTTGCTTGAGGGTCAGAGACATTTACTCCAACTTTGTTCTCGGCGCTTTTAACATAGAGAGTTCCGTTGATTGTTGCATCGTTCGCAACGTTTAGGCTCGTAAGGGTTCCAACCTCTGTGATGTTGGTTTGAGATGGAGAGGTCAACAATCCTTCGAGAGTTATTGATTGAATGTGAGATGCGTTTGAAATAGAACCAGTTTGAATGGATAGTGTTCCATCTGTGAAAACTGTTGCGTCAAGGTCTTCGACATCTACAGAGTCAAACAAACCAATCGTACCACTTAATTGAGACGCATCGATTTCAATCGCGTTGATGTCTCCGATGACATTCAGCACCGCACCATCAAATGTGAGGTTCTCCTCTGCGTTTACCGTGTCGTCATTAACAGATGTTACAAGTCTGTTATCACCTTGATTTGTGTAATAGTTGATTGGAACGCCGTCAAGGTCTCCACCCCAACCGTAATAGTTGTGAGCTGTGATGTTGCCTGATGCGTTTAGGGACCCTGTGAACTGATGAAGGTCGTCTGGTGTGTCTCCAAAAACTGAAGATCCCGAGACTTCAAAATGAAAGACTGTTTTGGTTTGGTTTTGAATCTCGAAGTTGTGAGCGACGATATTTCCAGATACCAATAGTGCGTTTGCATCATCAGACCATATGAGGTTTGGATCATGGTCAAGTTCGACTGCATCTCCAGCTAACTGGATTGAACCTTTAGGGCCGGATGCTTGAGATCCGGCTACATATGCCCATCCAAATTCTCTTGCCATTACTCATCGATTCCCGGTCCGGTCAGATCGTACATGCGAGATGCTGGAATATTTGTGAGAGAGGCAAAAACACTCAACTCATCATTGTTGTTGTTGAATCTAGCTAGAATTCCCTTTGCTTTACAGTTCAACGTAAGCTCTTGGTGACCTGTCTCTGTGAGAGAGTGTCTATCGAGCGCGTTTTCAATTAGACGACCATCGACGAATGTTAGCGGATTGGAACCATTAGTCAGTGAAAGATTGTTACCAGAAACTCTATCATAAATGAGAGATGTTGTATCGGGAGTAGAATAGAAAGCTTTGTAGTTATTGTCTTCGAAATCCCAACGAGAGACTAGATCTGATGCTCTTGAGTGGTCTGTAGTCTTAAGAGTCTTTCCTGAATTATAAAGCTCTAAAACTTCTGCGTCATTGAGCGCGGTTGAAAACAGGGCTAATTCATCATAGATTCCGTCATAGCCAACAATACCAGAGCCACCGATATCTAACCCAGTAAAGCCACCGGCCGCATCACCTGCGTTTTCTATCAAGAGTTGACCGTTTAGATATACCTTGTTAGCAGTACCATTGCTAGTTACCGTGACATTAATCCAATCTCCCACCAGAAGAGTTGTTGTGCCGTCTGTTTCGGTTATTCCATTCACGATAAGTCTTAATCTAGGAGTCCCCGTTGTTTGTAATCTAAAATCTACACCACCAGTCATTTGAATCAGTCTTAAATTAGCTATTGTTCCGTCTAATTTTATCCAAGCGGAAACAGTAAACTGATCTACAGAAGAAAACGTTGAGGTCAAATATTCATCAGTTGAACTAAAATCAATCGCTCGTTTCGGCTCGCAGAATGCATAATCAATAGAATGGCCACTAGCATTGTCATCAAAGTGCATATAGATACTCTTGCTTACATTTGGAAATTCAAAGTAAACAACCTCTCCGGATGTACTTGAGCCATGATGACTAGCAAAAGGTATGCCGGCGACTTGATACGATCCAACATTTTGAAGCCCTACGTTATAAAAAGAACTCATTATGTATTCACTCCACTTCTTCCATCCAAATCAAACATTCTAGAAGCAGGAATATTAGTTAACTCAGCATAAACCTGGACACTGTGTGCAGAGTCGCTACTATTTACTGCCGAGATAAACACCTCTTTGCACTTAACATCAAACTCGACTGAATGATTGCTGTCGACAAGGATGAAGTTATTATTTGTTTGAGCTCCGTCTGAGTATCCAAAGCTAGCTGTATAAGGTGCCCAATGAACTCTAATTCCGTGATTACAATCAGTATTGATAATAATTCTTCTTGTTACATTGGGAAATTCGAATCTTAAAGATTCTGTATTGGTTGATGGTAAGTTTGAACCTGTTATATAAGGAACTCCGCTTACTTGATATGCACCAACGTGATTTAGTCCTACGCTGTAAAAATTTGAACTCATAATTTTTCCCTCTCTTTAGCACTAAATAGTTATTCTTTGTTCTTCTTGTTACGCGCTCTCCATTTTTTGCGAGCAAGTCTCTTTTTCTCAGACTCGGACGTGAAGTGTTGATTGTCTCTGACTTCTTGAATGATTCCAAGTTTCTTGCACTTCTTTGTAAAGCGTTTGATGAATCTCTCCATCGCCTCGCCTTTGCGAGGTTTCATTTTGTAATTGGTAGCCATTATTTTCCCTTTGCTAATTTTGACCATAATGCCGAAGACGTTCCGAAAGAAGATAAGTCGACACCGGGATCGTTTGCTGCTACGCCATCTAGAGCTTTTGCACCCTGTGGTGAACCAGCAGATCTTCCGCTGTCTCTATTCGACAGAGGAGTTGTGCCCTCGAACAAGTCGACTCCATTGTAAGAGTCTCTGCCGATTGAGTCAAGTATGCGGCGTCGATTTTCTTTATTTTTTCTTTCTATAGCTTCGTGATCTATTTGTGGTTTCTGATATTTCTTAGGTTGTTGAGATTCGACGATTCTTTGTCCGCCTGTACCTTTTACAACTTCGGATATGATTCCGGAGAGTACCCCTTCTTCAAAGATAACTTCTTTGATACACTCTTTGATAAGAGGTTTGAGGGTTTTCTTTAATTGTTCTTTGTTCATTTAGTCTCCAAGAATCTTCTTAAATAGATTGTCAATATTATTTTCTTTTTGTTCTCGCAGTCTTGTGGAAAACTTGATCGATTTTTTTGAGCCCTCACCAGGATACACATACGCATCTGGAGTTGAAGGTTCCGAAACGATGTCAAAGCAAATTAATTGAAAGTCTTCCTCTACGATTGTCTCACCCATAGACTCTTTAACCGAGCCAAGCCCGCGAGATGATATTCCAAGTTTTACACCAGCGTTCATCAAGTCTTTGAGGATGCGACCGGATGGAGTGTCTAAGACTTTGATTTTACCCATTACGTCCTTGCCTTCCCACCAACAGTCAGTAATCATGTGAGATACGTTCTTTAGGTTAATAACTGAGTCATCTGGATGATCCAACTCCCCGCAAGCACGGTTATCTTTTACTATCGCCATATAGTTGTTCATTTCTCTTTTGAGAACTTTCTCCGGGTATTTGCGACCGTTTCCATTTTTCTTGTCTGCAGTTTGGATGCGCCCTGTAAGGTACATGGCACCCTCTTCTGTAATTTCACGTTTTTCTCTTTCGGTCAACAAATCTTGACACATCCCATCGGGACACAAAGCATGATATTCTCTTAGTAATTTTTTAGACATTTGTTGTTCCTAAGTTTATTTTCCGGGAAATAATTCACTCAAATTAAATCCACCGGATTCATCATCAATTGAGTTTTCCCCAAGTTCTCCAGCATCTATCGCGGCAGCGATTGCTTCATAAAAATCCATATCTCCATCATAATAGGTTTTCAGCATTTCTTCTGCTTGTTGACCCATTCCACCGAATGCATACATGTAAGGTAAGTCGCCATCTTCATCTACGCCTAAAGTCTGAATGGCTGCGTTTTTTGCGCGGAGCAAAGATTCCAACCCTTCACTAGCATCGCCTGCTGGCTCTGTTTGCAAATATGTCGGTGTTGATGGTGCTAGTGCAGGAGCGGAACTCGTTGTCGGTTTTGATGCAAGTCTTTTGTTGATGCTATCTCTGGTTCTTTGTCGAGCTTGCGCTTCTCCTTCTCTTCCATCATCTCCACTCTTTTTAGCGGCTGCTCTTCGCTTTTTAGCGGCTGCAGCTGCGCCCATGCCGTAAGCCAAAAGATTAGATTCGCTTAGGACTGCTTGGAGTTCTTCTTTAATAATTTGCTTTAGTTGATCGTTTGTAATTTTCACTTGTCTTTCCTCTTGTTTAAAAGTAGGGCGGAATTAATTCCGCCCGTTGCGGGCGCTACCCGCTTGAGCTAGGATCCGCTGCAACAGCGACGGACGGGTTGTAAAACCCAACGCTTAATCATCAACATGCTCACCCCCTGATCTTGATGATAGTCTCAAGCCGAAATCATCGACTAAGACCGAAATTAAATAACTTGTACCAGCCGATAAACAGCCGAGCAAGAACACATTCACGAATGAACGCTCGAAACTAAATAGTTCTGTATATGGAGAAAGACATGAAATAAAGGCACCAGTCCAAAAACCCATGCACAACGGACAGTTCCATAGAGTGTTCCATTTCTTTGTGTAGTCTTTCTTGGGGCGGATGTCTTCAAAGATTTTTCCGTAGACAATCATAAACGTCATGCCGTATGCGGCAAGAATAAAATGTAGGGTATCCATTAAAGTCCTTGATATCTTTCTATAAAATCTGCTCGAGATCTATTTTTCAACATGTTGTTGAATGCATCCCTGTCTCTACCTAACTTCTTGAGAAAATTTATATGATTGCTTTTCATACTATCATATTGTGGTTGGATTTTAGATGCGTTCTGCTTCTCAAAGCTGTGAGTGGTAGCAGGAGATTGGCTAGGCATACTACAATCATCATTGGGGTCTTCTGTTTGATCCGTATAATCAAACTCGCTGTTGCCATCATCGGTCTCTCTTTTCTTATATTCCGAGGACTTTTCAATCTTGTCCCATGCACGAGCGGCTTTATGTTTTGTACCCGTTTGTTGGTCCGATGTTAAGCCTTTGCCTTCTTTTCCTAGAACATAGAAAGCGCAATCCATCATTAATTTTTGAAGGCCTTGACCTTCATAATCCTTGTGCGTAAAGATAGTGCTAACTTGGAATGTTTCCGGAATACATGGCTCCTTCACTACATTATTAGTATTCTGAAATAAGATCGCGCCAACTATAATAGTGTCTAAGAACAATCTGCTTTTAATTTGCGAATCTTCAACAGGTTTATATAGGATGATTCTTTGGTTAGGCTTACCGGCACCATGATGATAAAGACATATGTCTCCAGACTCAATGTTTTCGTTCAGAAGAAATCTTCGCCACCCTTCCATTATAAGTTTTTGGTCCATTATTCACCCTCCGGAAATGCATTGTTGAAACTGTCGTCTTCCTTTTCCGCTAATTCAACGGTGAACTCTCGCTCAGTAACCCATTCAGTTGGTAGTAATTCACTTAAAAACTGCTGATGATTCTCTTCATAAAAAAGCATCAGTTTCTCATAGACCTCTGGGTTCTTGTGAACAAAGGCGTGATTAGAGCCATTGTCCGGATCGTCTCCGACAATTATGGTGGCGCAATCGTCTTTCGGATCTGGAGTTGAACCATCATAGTCAAATTCAGTAGAATCGTAAGGTTCATCTGTGGTAGCTTTTTCATATGTTGAAGTGTTCTTTTCAAAGCTCTTCCACTTTTGTTTAGCCTTTGGCTTTGTTCCTGCATGCTTGTCTGAGGTTAATGCCGCATTGTTTTGCTTTGCGATTAAAAATGCAAAGCCATATAGCTCATCTGAATATCCAACTCTTCTATGTGATTGTGCAGTGTGTACTGCTTTTACGTGCCATGCTGGACCTAATCCATTGCCCGAAAGACACGGACCTTCTTCTTTAAGACTCTCTACCCATATCGAACCAATGATGGACAAGTTGTCAAATTGATCCTCAACTGTTTCTCCGGCCCCACGTCGATATAAAATAAATGTAGCGTCTGATCCCGGTGTAATATAAGAAGCCAAGCAAACATCTTTTGGATCCAATCGGGTTCCCCTCTTCTCTTCTTTTAAGAACCGTCTCCAGTTTTCAATTATAAGCTTTTGACTATTCATACGTATATCGTCCATATATATAAGGTGCGAACAAGTTCTGTTGGCGAATTGATCCTTTCTCCTCTTCGTGAGGAACTTCTCCAAGTTCAGTGGAGAATTCTCCATCCGGAGATAGTAGGTGATCATCTTGCATATCATCATAGCCTGTTCGACCGGACATCATTGGCTCCTCAGTTTCCATCCACTCAGATATCTTCATCAAAGTAATCTCAATTGTTTTTTTGCCCTCTTGAAGTTTTCCCTCGAGAGAACCATAAATATTGCCGCCTTGAATAGAGTCGATCTCAATCAATCCGTTTCTTCTCAAATACTCGAGGAGTCTAGACTCTGCACCGTATACCAAATCGGAAAGCGTCTCTTTGGCAAATGCAACAATCTTTTTATCAGACTGTTTGATTACGATGTCGATGTCTTTGTGATCCATGATCATGAGATCTCCATTGATAGCTGAGCGTAATCTTAGCTTGGACTCGATACGATCCTTTTCTACAACTTCGATCTTGACACTATCATCTTCGGGGACTTCTTCTGAGTCTGACTTAACAATCTTTACTTTGATTGTTGAATCTTCCGTTTCGACAGCTTCCTCTTCATCTGTTAATTTAATGTTTATCGGCATTTCTGCTTACCTCCGCTAAAAGATCTTGAATGTAAAACACTTCTTCTACAATTTTTGAATTTATAGGAGTCTTCGCATATCCGTTCAGCTTTGCTTTAACTTTTTTGAAATTTTCATTTAATGGCGTATTCGATCCCTCTACGATATGCGTACCTACAGCTTCTTTGAGTCGCCCAATTTCATCATTTAAGAAAGATTTCAAACCCAAGCCATTGTCTGAGAATGATACGATGAAGTTACTCAACAAGTCTTTCTGCTCTTTCAACAGAGAGTGTTTGTATGTTTCGTTAAATCTCTTGACAAACATTTTGAACTCCAAGGAGTCGACTGGTTTCATTTCTGTCCGGTTTTCATCCAATCTAGTAAGAAAATTTACCACCTTGTCTTCGAGCATGATTCTTTTTTTTGCCCCAAGAGCTGAGTTTTGAAAATACAGTCCGATTGTCGCAAGGTCTTTGTAGTTTGGTACAAAGTTGGAAAATGTCTTACTTCCAAGAGCCTTGTTGATTTTGTTGATCAGTGCTGTCTGCTCGTTAAATATCTCTTTTCGATCAAGTCCGTCAAAGTCTTTTTTTGTCTCTACCATGAGACGCTTTGAGAAATCTTGCTTAAGTTCTTTGCTCTCCAAGAGAGACTTATACAAACCAAGCTCTTTAGAAAGAGCCTTTCCTTTTGCGAAAAACTCGCGCAAAAGACCCTTGACTTTTGTTTGCTTTCGCCTATCTTCTTTGATAATCGCTTTTGTTAATTCACGAATTAGACATTCGTAAAGAAAAGCGGTATTTCTTTTCTTATTATGTTTCATCTTCATCTTCCTTACTTCTTAATGATTCGATCAGCGACTTCATTTCGCTACTTGTGTTAAATAGTTTAGCTTCTTCGTTTTCGTTGTGTTCATAAACTCCTCTAGCTAGAGAGTCTAGCCCACCAAAGCCAACCTTGCCCGGAAAAGTTGTTCTAGCCGTAGATCCTCGGACTTCTCCGCCAAATGCTTGATTCTTCATTTGCTTTGAGAAACCGCCTTTGCGATAAGAAATTTTGTGCTTCTTGTATGGGCCTCGAGGCTTTGCGTCATCATCACGCTTTGCTGGAGGTTCTGCGAGAAGATCTCCCTCATCATCTCCGGAGTCTGAGCCACCAGTATCTCCACCAGTGTCACCGCCGAGGTCAAGATCTCCTCCTGCGTCTCCTCCAAGATCACCGCCGAGGTCACCATCAAGGTCTCCTCCAAGATCACCTCCCAAGCCACCACCGGCATCACCACCCTCAGGTGCAGCCCCGGCAGCTTCGAGTGCGCCCATAAACTTCTTGTCTGAGAACATCTCTCTTTGCATTCGCAAGTATTCGTCTTGAGACAATCCAAGTAAGTTTTCTGAAACCCATCGTCGAGAAAAGTATCCCTCAGTAGCAGCACCAGCAATATCAAACTTAGTCTTCCAATGTTCGAGCTCTTGCATCTCTGCGATCTTTGATGGATTGTTGAGGCTTAATTTAAAGTTCAATAAGTCGTCTCCACGATAGCCTAATGTATATAGGTGAATGATTCCAATCTTTTCTAGCTCAGAGAGAAGGACTCTCTGAAGTCTCTGAATGGTTCTAGCAAATCTGATGTCCTTCTGTGCGAGAGTTGTCTTATCTTCTCCACCTGCACCTTCACCCATTGAAAGGTAAGATTGTGGAACCTTAAGTGCTGAAAACAATTTGTCTCGAAGATACTTAACATCTTCGATCTGTGCTGTAAATTGGCCTCCAGGAAGACTGACGATGTCTGTAGAGGACTGCCCACCTCTGATAGGGATAAAGTAGTCCTCTTCAATTGAAAGTGGATTGTAGCGCAAATCTACGCGTCCTGTAGTAGGGTCTACAACTTGATGTCGCTTCATTTGCGTCATGACCTTTTGCATGTACTGTTCGACATCTTGTGGTGCGATACCACCAACGTCAATCTTAAACATACGTCGCTCTGGAGACCTTGTGATACGATAGGCCATCATTGCGTCCTCGAGAAGCGTAAGCTGTCTCCAGATGCGTCTAGAGGGCTCTAAAACAGAAGTTCCATATGGCGCATGCTTATCGTTTCCTAGAACTCTAAAGTGAGCCATTTGCCAGTTCTCTAAAGTAAGTCCGGCATTATTCCATTGGAACTGGACATAGTTTGGATTGGTTGGGTCCTCTCCTTCAAGTCTCTCGACTTCTTGTGGAGGAAGACCGATGCAATTTTGCAAACCCTTCTCTTCGTCCATATCTAGATATAAAAACATGTCTCCGTATTTGCACATGGTTCTAGCCCATCCAAACAAGTTGTGTTCGATGTTCATTGTATTGTAATAGAGAGAGTGTAACAAATATTTGATTTCGTCGTTAGGACATTTGATGTGAAGCATTGGAGTCAATGCCGAGTGCGTTGTCATTTCATCTGCATAGATGTCGAGTGATGAGGCAATCTCTGGTGTAAATTCCATTTGGTCAAAGTCCACATATCTCTCAGAGCGATTTCTATTAGAGATCATGTTTAGTGCCATGACGTTCATTGGGTTATATTCAGTCTTCTTGAACTGTTGACCTGATGCGGATCTGAATCGCTTTGAATACATGTCTAAGTGGCGTCGTCGTAGTTGTCGTCCAGACTGGGTTCGGCGTTGGGTAATTGGCCCTGAGAACATCCTTGTTAAAGCTTTAAATAAATCATTTTGATTGTTGTTTGGGTTTCTATCGTTACGGGCCATGTCTTATCCTTTGTATATCCACAAAAATTCTTTTGTGTTTTTTATTTCCTCCTCGTATTTTTGCTCGAACGTTTCATTGTAAATTTTTTGGCCTTTGATTTGAGTATTCATAGTCGTTGTAGACTTCATCAAACCACCGATCATTGCCTTTTTGTAAGCCATGTCTCTTTCGTTTTCTGAGAGGGCCGTGTCTCGTACCCAACATGCTATTGCGAGGGACATAACCAAATCATCATTGTAAGAGCGCATTGCTTGAGGCTTGCCGTTGTGCCAAATAAAAGTTTTTAGTTCGTGAAAAACACGATTGGAGTGTATATTAATTAGTTTGTTTCTAACGTACTCCTCCAATTTGGCTACAATTAGCGGTCTTGTCTTTGTTGATGTTGTGAAGCCAAGTACTGCTCTAGTGTCGCCTTCGGCAAGATACGACTCTACGTATTCATGCGTTGATTTGATAGAATAGTAAATCTTTTTATATTGCAACTCCTTTAGCTTCTCGAGAACTGCGATTCCAATACCATTATTCTCAACAACCAAGAGACAAGTACCATACTCGCTTCCGGCTGAATAAAGTATATCGGCATACATATCCAAGTCGGGCTTCCCTTGATATTCAGCAACGACTGTCATCGAGTCAACTCTTAGGATATGGAAACAACTAAAGTCTGCACCGTCACCTCGAGCAACATCTGCTACTAAGAGATATGGTACACCTTCTTCATATTTTTCCCAAATCCAATAATTTCGATCGTAACCAGTTTTATATATAGGCTGTGTTATGTTCTCATGCAACCTTTGTAGATCCTCGGGATTTATGACGGTTTCCCCAGACGCATTAAAGGAACACTCCAGCTCCTGTGCGATCTGTCGTTTGGACATGTTTCTGGTTTCTTTCTCGAACCAAGCATCATCACGATCTGGGTGAACGTCCCAGTGAAGTTTTGTTGGAAAGAAGTCGTTCATTTCCGTTTCAGATTCAGTATAGGTTTTGTGAAACCAATTTCCAACGCCGTTAGGGGTACTCAGAGCGATACAGCGCCCCCCTGTAGACAAAGTAGGGTAAAGACCCGTCCAAAGCTCTTCGAGGCCGTCAACGAACGCTGCCTCGTCAATAATGAGAAGCGATAAAGCTTCTGAACGACCAGCATCGCCTGATGTGGTTCCGGCTTTTACTTGAGAGCCGTTTGTCAACTCGAATGATTGCTTGTTGTCTGTTTGGATCTTTGCGATCAACATCCACGATGGAAGGTTTTTGAAGATCATCTTGACCTTCTTTACGAGGTTTGTTGCTGTGGATAGTTTCGTTGCGATAACGAGAACATTCTTTTCTCGATGAAACAACATGAACCAAGCAACATAAGCAGCCGAGATGGTTGAGATCCCGAGCTGCCTTGCTTTTAGTATTACGTTAAAACGATAATCGTTAAAGCTTTTGAGCATATCCTTTTGATAGTCATAAGTCTTAAAAGGAATTTGCCCGTGCATTGGGTGGGAGATCTTACAATAATTATCAATGAAGTATTGAGGATCCTTTCCGCACTTTACAAGTTCTTTAACGATTTCATTTTTGGTGAGTTTCATCTATCCTCAATAAGGCATCATTTCCACAGCAGCGGCTGCTGTTGCTTCTGAGACGCCGTCGTACATGTTTACGATGAAGTTGATGCGGTCTTGCGTTTGCATGCCCATCATATCTCCCATGTTTCGCGTATCACTAGCTATCTTTTTTGCTTCTGCCATATCTGGTTCTTCGCCCATCTCGTTGAGTAATGCATCCATCTCTTCTTTGATGATTTGCTTTAATGTTTCTTTGTTGAGTTTCATTTCTGATTATCCTTTGGGTTGATTTTTTCATTTTGCGGACGCTTTGCTTTTGCGAACTCTAAAAACTTCTTTGTAACATCTCTAGTGGTATCTTCGCTTGGTGCGCCGATCTGATCCATCTTTAAGCCACCAATCTTGTAGTGTTGGTAAGCTTGGACGAAGGTTCGTACGTGAGATGTTGCTTGGATGATAATTTGAGGCTCACCCTTCGCAGTCAAAGATACAGACTTTCCAGTGATAGTTTTGTATTCTTTTTGCAAGAATTTCTTAACTTCGTTGATAGTTCTCACGATGTCGTTCTCAAAACTGTTGTCTTTAAGCTCTTTCATTCGAACATCAGACTGGTAATTGATAATCATTGAGTCTCCGTAAAACTTTACTTTGAAGCCATCGATGCATCGCTTGTCTAGAAGGGGGATTCCTTCTTCTCGCTTAAGGCCGACTTTGCGGGCTGTTGCGTCATGAGAATAGTTTTCCATGTGAGCGCCGTCGTAAGCGTTGGCTGCTGCTTGGGAAAGTCCCTGTATAATTTCTAATGTTTCTTTGCTCATTTGTTATCTCCAACCTTTTATTGTTTTATCTATCGAGAATACGAAGTTTGGACTTCGATTCCTTCTGCTCTCAAAGCACTTTGGAGTGTACTCATTAGATCTTCATCTTTGGATATAAATTCGTGAAAAGCAACAGTCCCATCGTTGCTTATTTCTGCAACGTCTTTATTCCCAGCGCGAACGAGTGTTATTTGTGGTATTTTTGGGTGATTACTGCTTTGCAATTGTATATTCGGAAGCTTTTGTTTTAAGATTGACTGAACGATTTGTATTGTCTTATCCTTCGCATCTTCTTCGCTCAACACTTTGTTCAACTCTTCTTTGATAATTTGCTTTAATGTTTGTTTTGTAAGTTTCATTTGTTTGGTCTCCAACCTTTTTTCCATCTTTCTTCCCGACCTTCTATCCATTGGATGTAACATTTGTAGCAACAATCAAATTTCGTCATGTATAAATCATCAACGGATTTGAATGAATAAGTGTTGCAGGTTGGACATGAACGCTCGGATTCTTTATTAAGTAGTTCTTTTGAGATTAAAACTCCACCAAGCTCAACTCTTTCGCTTTCTGTTTTATCATTGCGATAGTTGTTCTTTAGTTCAGCTAGATACTCTT